CAGGTGCTCTTGCAATTCTGTATATAACAGCAGCATCCTCAATCATTCTTAATTGATTGACTGGTTTAATTGCCTTATGTAAATAAGACATCACCAAACCATTTTTATTTTGATCTATAACACCTGATGGACAATATGCAATTGTGTCAGGTGCAATTTTAATTCCTTGAATAGCAGCCGCCCCTTGTATTCCTCTTTCATTATATACAAAATATTCAACTGTTTCGTCTGCAATATTAATGTTAGTAGGAGAAACCATACCTTCTGGTCTTCTCTTTCTAACTTCTCTAATTTTTTTGACCTTTCTAGGATCAAGGTATTTTAATTCTGTAATACCTGCTTTATGATTTTCTGCGTCAATAACCTTTTGGAAAAAGATTCTTCCATCAACATACCATCTTCTAAAAAGATCGTGTCCTCTAGTATTAAATTGTAATAGTCTTAATACTTCAGAAAATTCTTTTTCAATTGTTGCTCTAATTTTTGATGAGTATTGACCTAATTGATCTGTAATTACTTTAACTGATTGTCTATTCTCATTTGAAGTTATTGCCTCATTAACAATATCCTCAATTGCCATATCACATTCTGGATGTAAAGCAATCTCTCTATATCTTCTAATTAAATCCTGCTCAGTCTTAGCAGTACCTTCCATATCAAGGTAACTACCAAAGAAACCACCAGCGGCAACTACCTGTGTGCCATCATCTGCTTGTGGTTGACTAAATTGTTGTTTCGGATCTGTTTTAGGTTTGACTCTTGTAATATTAAACCCAAATAACTCTGCCATAATTTATTCCTTTGTTTCTATAACTACTTATAATAGTTTTAAAAGGGCGATTTTTAGGTCGCCCTTTTATATTATATACTATGTTGTAGTGTTTGTTTCAAAATATTGATATTGAAACGTAACTCCAAAAGTTTCCACAGCGTCATTTTCTGAATAAGATAGGTCTATTGAACCAACCTCCGTAGGAAATGCGCCTCTCAAAGTATAAGATTTTAATGTATTACCGTTTCTGTCCAACTGATCTAAAAAAGCGTCAACCTGATAGTCAACAGGATTTGATAATCCTTCGTTGTCCGTCATATTGTTGATACCGTTTTGCCATCTTTCAAAAGCATTTCTTAACTTAAAGTTCGTATCGTTAAGAACAGTTACAGCCCAATCTCCGAAAGTTCTGTCCCCTGCTATTTTGATTTGTCTGCCCCTAAAAGGAACATTGATGTTACCTACTGTCATAGCAGGTATTTGTGTTGCTGTACATAGAAACGCTAAGTCTTCTATTTCGCCGCCAACTTGTGCGTAACCAGGAAAAGGCATTGTTACCTTAAACTGATTGGCTCTTGCGCCACCGCCTGCAAGTTTAGCTTTGAAGTCGTTTATATTTGCCATTGTTTTATTTCTCCTTCTCTACTATTAACCGCCTGCGACTTCTTCAAAAGAAACGCCAGTTCTGGTTGCGATAAAAGATAGTGTGATAAAGTTGATACTTCTTGCAGGTTTCACAAAGATTTCTGCAACAAATTCATTTCTATCAATCACTTCTCCTGTGTTGTTAGTTTCATCACACACTACTAAAAAGTCTGTGATACCTCTACGACCTTGTACTTCTCTTAAAAAAGGTTCTACAATGTTTCTGAAATTCGCTCTTGTAAATTCATCATTGAACTCAAAAAGTTGGAATTTAGAAGCAGTTGATATTGCCTTCTCTAAAATTATAAACAATCGTCTGACATTGATTCTATCAAAAGCACTTGGAGATCCAAGTCCAGTTTTATCTCCAAACAAGACTGTGCCTTGTCCCGAGAAAGTTGCAACTGGATTTACTCTACTTGTGTAAAGATCATCTCTTTGTTGTTTTGTAGGGTTGTATGCTAATTTAGCAGCGCCTCTAATAACACCTCTATTATATCCAGCAGGTGAGTACCAAGCGTCCGCTAAAATGTCTGTTCTAGCAGCCAATCCAGCAATGTCTCCGTTTAAAGGTACATACCTATAAACATCATTATATCTGTCGTAAGTGTATTTGTAACCACTATCAAATACAACATAAGAAGATGAACGGATTCCATCAAAGAAATCTGTTACATTACTTGTTTGTGTATTTGAGTTTGCGATATTAACAACATCACTTCTTTGTGGGGAAGCGAATACAACTGTGTCTTTTCTATTTTCAGCAATTGTAATTAAGTTATCAATATGACTTGATGAACCACTAGGTCCAGCGATGAGTAATCCTACATCAACTGTATCGGCGTCATTAAATTTCTCATAAGCAGATTTTAATTGACCGTCAGTTACAGCAGAACCATCAGCACCACCTGATAAAGATTCAGTTGTTGGAGTATCAACAGCAGTATAAGTTGTTCCTGCAGCTGCATTGCCCCAATTGGTTCCAGAGGTATTATGATCCATCCAAAATATGTAATTAGATTTATTCTGAATTACAGTTGGATAGTAATTAATCTCTCCTTGTGGTGATTTAGCGTCTGAAGCTTTTGAAAGTTTAGAATATGTTTCTAATACTGTTCCAGGAACTCCAGAAACTGTTCCATCTTCGTCTATTACAACAATGTGTATTTCATCACCAACACCTGATCTGTCAGAAGCGTAAGCAGAAGTTCCAGGAGTGCCATCAACTTGATCGGCGTATCTCCATTTTCTTCTTATTCTTGCGTCATCTACAACGGCTGTGATTAATCCACCAGCACCTCTAGGACTTTGTACAATAGTTACCTGCGTTGATGTTAAAGCAGTTACTCTATATTTTTCACCAGTAGTGAAATCTACTCCAGCAGCAGTTGAACTAAACTCAATGATGTCTCCAACATTAAGATAACTCGTTGCGTCTGAATCGAGAGTTATTGTAGTGTCTCCAGCAGAGGCAGCGCCATCTACTTGTTGAGATACGGTTGTTGTTGAACCAAATGCACTTGCACTTGGACAACTTGCGACTAATAAACTATTTCCCCAAGCACCTGCTGATCTAGCAGCGAAAGATCCTATTGAACCTTGTCCTGTGGAAAAATTGTCTTCATAGTCTTGTCTATTTTTTACAAGTAAACCACTACCGTTACTGGTAGCATTTAGTTGACTTGTTTGGTTAGCTCGTACTATTCTTAATGCGTTTGAATACTGTAAGAAGTTAGCAGCGCTGAAAAAATACTCAAAGTTATTTAAATCAGGTTTGCCAAATGTACTTACAAGTTCTTGCTCACTAGAAACAGATATTATCTCATCCAAAGGTCCCTTACTGAATTGTCCAGCAAAAGCACCAGTAGAAGTAGATACAGCGGGAATGATTCTTGTTAAATCTTTTTCCTGCACGAGAACACCAGGTGATACTTGAAATGCCATAAGTTATTCTCCTCTAATTAGCTAATTTTTTTCATTTATCTTCAAAATTCGTATTATTCATACGCCCATAGTTAAATTTACATACTATACGGATATTTATAATAACAGCAAACCTAATGACTTTTACGAACCACAGGCACCCACCTGTCGCCATACTCATCAACCGTTTCTTCATTCTCTGGATGAGTATTGATACCATCATCTACAAAACCAAATGGTGCCATATCTTCTTCAATTAATTTTGATTGTTCAACATACATCTGCTGACGAGCATTTTGATCTGTCAATTCTTTGAAGTATCCTTGATTAGATAACCAACCAAAGATAACTAAACACATCATTAAATCATCATTGCTACCCTCCTCAGCCTGCCAGGATTGACCTTTCTTAGCAAAGGTTGACATTTCCTCTATGATTTTAAATGAGTTTATAATTAACTTATCTCCTTCAATAATCGTCTTTAAATTAGCACAACCAACTCTTTTTATCTGTTTAGTCATACGAACACCCATAGATGAACCACGACCACTAAACATAGCACCAAGTATTTGACCTGCTCTTCCTTTTTGAGTACACATTAATACATTTGGATACTCTATCTCAAAGTTTAATGCTTCTGCTATCTGTTGACCTATATCATTTACTTCGGTCAATATGTGTGCCTCATTATATCGTTTTGCCATTTCAGCAATAACATTAGGAAACACAAAAGGTTTAATCTGATTATTTTTATAAAGAGCAACTATTTTAAAAGGCATTTTAGTTACATCAAATACAACAAATGCTGAATAGTCTTTATCAACACCTCTTGCGACATCAACTGTTATAACATAAGTATTACCTTTTTTAGGTTCTTCAAATTGATCTACACTTCCTTTTGACACAATAGGATCAAAATAGGTTGCACTCTTAATTTTCGCTGGTGATATAAGCGTGTTAACCGATCCTAAAAACTCACATTCAAATTCTTGTGCAAATTGTTCAGGTGATGTATTTCTTATAGTCATATCTTTCCAAGCGTCATCTCTTCCTGGAACCTCTGACCAATGTACTTCAATAGGTATATAATCGTTTCTTCCTTTTTCTGCGTCAACCCATAGTTTATAAAATTGATTCATACCATATGGCGTTGATACTATAATCATTTTAGTTTTTTGTCCTGAAGAAATGGTAGGATAAACTGAACTAAAAAACATTTCAGCAATGTTAGTAGGTACGAAAGCAAACTCATCAAGGAAAATTATATTATAAGAACCACCTCTTATAGCAGATGATGATGTTGCAGCCGCTACAATGGTTGATTTATTTTCTAATTCTATATTACCTTTGTTCCAATTTATTACTCCTTGTTGCATCCATTTTGGTAAATTTTCATATGCAAGTTGAAGTCTTCCTAATATATCTCTAGCAGTTGATGATTTGTTTGCAAGTATAGCAATACTTGAATTTGGTTTAAACATTGCATAGTGCATTAAATAAGCAACAGTTGTCGTTGACTTACCTGATTGTCTAGGTAGTTTGCAAATAGTAAATCTATTATTGTCAATTGTTTCAACTATCTTTTTTTGAAAAGGATATAACTTAAATGGCACAAGACCTTCATCTAGGGAAACGATTTTCATCCATTTCTCCATAAAATAAATTGGGTCTTCTTTACACTTTTTAAATTCTACTATTTGCTCTTTAGTAAACTCAACTGGTGTATTGACCTTTTTTAAATTAGGGTTACCTAAATATGCGTCTGTTTGATTACTCATATCTTATCTCCTACTTGTCTTGTATATCCCATCCAACCTGTTATTATATATTTATCATATGTTTTTGATATTTGACCTCTATGTGTATGTGTAAAATCAGTCGGCCAAATTAAAGTTAATCCTCTTTCAGAAGGCAAAGTTACATTTTGATATTTAAAATGTGTACCTGCATTTGGAACATCATTTAAATAAGTCATCCATACTAGACAACGATTCTCCATCTTTGATGTTCTTTCACAATGCTCAGAAAAGTATCCTCCACCTGGTGGATAATATTGTATGTTTGCACCTTCGGTCATTCCATACTTATGAAACCCTTTAACTTCTGGATATTTTTCTTCATATAAAGAACAACAATCTTTTAATACTTTTTTATATACCATAAATCTCGGTTCGTCCCAATCAGGATGTAAACCAAGGTCTATGGAATTTTTCTTTTCTTTATCAACATTAAAAGGTCCACCTATAACACCTTGTTTTTGATGGTCTTTATTTTCGTTAAATAAATCTATAAGATTATCACATATTTGTGGATTAATATACCAACCCGCTATAAAACTTTCGTATGGTAAAATAAGTTCTCTCATTTATCCTCATCAAAAGCGTCAGGTAATCTCTTTAAAAAGTTTCTTCTATTTTCAAATCTTTTTAATTCATACTTATCAAAAGAAGCAGGATCAGGTGCCATTTTAGTTAGTATATCTACTTGATAATAAGCATAATGATTTGGTACATAACAATTTGCCCAACTTTTATAACCTAATGTTTGTTCCATATCTTCTATTGTTAAAAGTGGTTCTGTTTCTTCAGAATGTTCACTATAATTGACCGTCCATTGACCTTTTGTGTACTTAAACAATTCTTTATTTAATGCAATAGCAATTTCTTTTGTATCACTATGTAAAAATCCATCCCACATTAATTCTACATCTTTTCTTAAACGAAACATATTTACACCTACAATATTATCTCCTTCAAAAGCTGCTAACCATCTATTTGCTCTCATAGAACCGTATCCACCTCTTGCTTTATCCGTCCACGAAAATATATTTCCTTTTATATCTTTTTCATTACCTTTTAAATAATAATCTTCATTAATAGTATGAAGAACATAACAATTAAATTTGTTACTTGCCTTTGCTAGGTCACCATCTTTTGCTTGATGATTTTTTGCTATATATTTTAAACAATCTATTTGTGGTATTTCTTTAAATATCATACTTGTAAATCAAATACATCAAATTCAATGCCTTCTAACTCTTTTGGTTTGCCTTTAGGATAAGTCGGCCAAAGTTGGAATTCTTCTCCTGTTGTATCACTTTTACAACCTGCAACTAACCAATCCCATTTAAACTCTCCATCTATAACAAACTCGTTCATCACTTCGTATCTTCCATCAGGTTTTTGTTTAAGTAATTCTTCTTTACACTCTTCCATATTTTTATACCAACCTTGCATTTGAAAAGTTTGTTGAGTATCAATTGGACTATGCCCAATTAAATATGCTAGTATTAATATTTTAAAGTCGCCCATAAGACCCCTTTAAAACTTTTTTATTTTGGTGTGATGTCTTTGCCGTTAAAGGATTCATCTTCACTTTTTCTTTCACTATTTGTTTCAATAGTTTTTTTATTTAACATTTTTTGTAGTTCGGTAGTTGATCCAACAAACAAAGCATTTTTGATTTGTGCATTTGCTGTTTTTGGTAACTCTTTTAAGTCTTTTAATTTCTTTTGCAAGTCTTGTAATTTGTCAACAGTCTGCCCTACTGATTGAATTAATTGACCTGCAACTTCGTATGCTCTAGGGTGTTGACCTTCTTTTGCAATATCAAGTATACCTTGAATTGCCTCTTGTCCTTTTTCAATTAAGTTATAATAATTATCTCTACTATAATCATAATCAGTATTAATATCTTTTTCAACTTTTATTTCTACCTCACCAGTTTTTCTTTTAACAGGTGGTTGAAATTCTTTCGGTTGAGGAATAGGTGTATCTACTCCTAATATATCATTGACTCTATCTTCCAATTTACTCATTATTCATCATCTCCTGTTACTGGATTATATCTCTTACTATCTTGGAAGAAATCAATGGTTGTTGTAAATCCAAAATCATCATCTCTATCAGCATTTTCAGGACTTGGTATAATCACAATTCTTTCTTCTCTTGTTAATTTAGGATCCGTATCTGCCCCTAAATCTGCTTGTGTCTTTTTAATAACACCTTGATTGTTCATAGGTCCAAATAGATAAGTCTTAGCAGTAAAACTTAAAGTATATATAACTGCTCTTCTAGTTGTAAAGTCTCCATCATAACTATCTTCATAATTAATATTTCCTA